TATAGCTAAACAAGCAGTTGAATTTGTTGATAGTGAAGATTATCAAATTGAGATGAAATTTTTCTCAAGAGATACTCACACTATTTATCCTCCACAATTAGAATTTAGATGGAGAGATTATGCTTTTAACACAGGATCTTCAACTACTACCATTTTATCAACCCAAACCGCAACAGTAGCTATAGATGAAAATCCTGGTTTATTTTACCCTGAAAGTGTAAATAAATTTAGAGTAAACTCAAGACCAACATACCCAGCAAGAACATTTCAAACATCTTCATATTATACAACAAATTATTACTTACCAACAGCATCATTTTTTGCTGTAAAAGACTTGGATACTAACGAATTTGTTATAGATTTTGATGATCAATATACTCAATTAAGTGCAGATGAACAAGGAAATTATTTTACTCTTTATATGAACGGATTAGAACCTGAAAGGTATTATAAAATTTTAATTAAAAGTATTATTAATGGTTCAACTATAATTTTTGATAATAATTATTCTTTTAAAGTAGTTAATGGCTAATTATTCTTTAAATAAAACAGTCTATAATAAAGAGGCATATGAAAAAACAATTGATACTTCATTTGCTCAAATTCAGACACCTCCTCCTCCTTTAGAGGATACTATAAGTGTTGCTGAGTTTTTTAATCTTTATACAGCTATTTTTTATGATATTCCAACAGAAGGAGATATAAATTCACATGCTTATTTAGTAAAAACAAGTGGTGATTACATAGGTGGAGAACAAATTAATGCTGATGTTCAAGCGTTACTAGATGAAATAACTGCTTTAAGACAAGAAAATTTATCTTTACAACAAGAATTAGTTTCAACAATATCATCTTCTATTACCACAGCATAAAATGGCAGCTACAATAACCAATATAGACCCAGTTACTTTAAAAACTCAAACATATTCTTTTCAGGATTTAAACTTGGTTCCTGCTGAATCTGTTCCTTCACAGTTTGATCCTTCTAAAAATTATATTGAATATATAATTCAATCTTTAGATGGGGTTTTTTCTATTACAGAACAAAATTATGGTGGTTATAAAGTTATAAATGATACTTCACCTGTTGGTGAACCTGTTATATATGACATAGATATTAATCCTGAACAAGATGTAATTGATAGAGGTTTTTCTCAAGGTTCATGGAATACAATTTATAATTTTTTAAATAATGAATTAAGTTCCTCTTCTGAAACCCAACCATATTATATAAAAGAAATATCTTCGGACAGAACAGAAATTAGAATTGCTTCTAATGTTATTTCTAATTCAGATGTAGAATTTTTAGTAAATGACTTTTTAAATAAATTAACATCAACTGAATATTTTCAAGATTTTTACCTTAATTTTGGTAGCAATAATCTTATCATAGCAAATAATTTATTGCTTGATAATACTAAAGAACAATATGAAGTTCTAATTAATTTATACGAACCACTCCCCACACAATTTACAAATAAAAATACTTTGTGGGTTGTAACAAAAGTAGCTGATTCATTAGCATTTAATATTACTTTTCAACCTACATTAGTTGTTCCTCAAAGTTTTAGCCCTACAATTAAAGGCCCAAATTTTGATTTACCTTTAAAAGATCAACTTAATAATTCAAGTTTTTATGTTAATTATGAACAATTATTAACCACTGAAGTAAATGCTTCTTATCAACAAATGTTATCGTATTTAAACGATAAAAGTATAAATATTGGAATTAACTTTACAGATTTTAGTAATTTTGTTCATTTATCATCAGCTGAAACCAGAATAAATAGGTTTTTTTATAAAATTCAACTATTAGAACAATATAATGCAGACTTAGGAAGTTTATCAGTAGTAACATCATCTTCACTTAATTCTAGTATTACCGTTTTAAATGAAAAAATTGATAATATATTTAAAAATTTTGATGCTTTTGAATATTATCTTTATTACGAATCTGGTTCAAACACATATCCAAAATCAAACTCAATCCCCCCATACTCAGTTGTTACTTCAACCAGTCCTCAAGCCATAACATGGTATAATGAACAAATAATAAGTGCATCAGCATATGATAGGAATAATCAAGATTATTTGGTAAATACAATACCTGATTATTTAAAAGACGATCCTCAAAATGATCCGTATAAAGTATTTGTAGATATGGTTGGTCATTTTTATGATAATATTTATGTTTATTATAAAGATGTTTCTAATCGTTACAATGGTGATAATAGATTAGAATACGGTATTTCTAAAGACTTAGTAGCAGATGCTTTAAGATCATTTGGTTTAAAAATTTATCAAAACAATTTTTCAACAGATAATTTATTTGCAGCTTTTACAGGTGTTAGTACTGATACAAATTTACCTCCTGGTGGATATATAATTAGTGGTAATTTATATGTTACTTCTTCATACATTGTAGAAGATGCTGATCCTCCAACTTTTAATGGTTATTTTGAAGAAGAATATACAGAATTTTTACCAAATCCTTTTGAATTAATAACAGATGCTATTTCTATTGGTGATCAATATACTCCAACAGATGATTTAATAAAAGAAATTTATAAACGTTTATATCATAACTTACCTCTTTTATTAAAACAAAAAGGTACAGTTGCTGGTTTAAGAAACCTTATAAACATTTATGGTATTCCTGACACTATTTTACGTATAAGTGAATTTGGAGGAAGAGATAAAGATGAAACCACTTATGATTATTTTTACGATAAATATAGTTTAGCAGCTACAGTATCTGGTTCTTCACTTGCATATGTAAATACATTTTTTGAATTAAATACAACTTGGAGTGCTCCTGATGATCGTCCAGCGTGTGTACAATTTAGGTTTAATACTAATCAACATCCTTCTGCATCGATGGCTCCATTAGGATTATTCCAAATTGATACTGGATTTATTTATCAAAGGACCAGTAGTTTAATATTAACATATACTGGATCAGGATACACAACAGCTTCATATTCATACCCAGATTCAGGTTCAAAACTAGCCCCAGATTATCAATATGCTAAACTAGATTTTGTTCCTAACAGTGCTAATCCTAACACTAGTGCTAGTGTATACTTACCATTTTTTGACCAAAATTGGTGGTCAGTAATGATTAACAGATCTGGAAGTACAAATCCTACATTTACTTTATATGCAGGAAACAAGGTTACTTATAATGGATATGATGGAAACCAAATTGGATTTTTTGCTTCTTCTTCTATAACTTCTACTTGGAGTTCAGGTTCAAATAGATTTGCACGATTTTTCTTAGCTAGTTCTAGTTTAGGGTTATTTCCTTTTACAAGTGGTTCTATACAAGAAATAAGATACTGGACTAGAACCCAAAGTGCAGAATCATTTAAGGATTTTATAATGAATCCTAGTTCTATTGATTTTGTAGGAGAAAATGAAGACTATGCTAATTACTTAGCTTTTAGAGCACCTTTAGGAAATGAATTATACACAGGATCATCTTCTGTTCATCCTAAAGTTTCTGGTAGTTGGCCTACTACTGCTTCTCTTTATGATTTTGCAATTGGTTATATAGGAGAAACAAATGAATTTACTATTAATACTTCATCTATAACATTTGTTCCTACTACAGATTCAGTATTATTTAATTCTCCAATTGGTGGTTTAAAAAACAGAGTAACAGATAAAATACAAATAGTATCTTCAAGTTACCCTCCAGTTAACTTATTTTATACTCAATCTGGTGATACTTTATCACAATACAGAAGTATAGAACAGTTTCCACTTTCTACAAATAGTGAATCGCCTGACGTAAATGCTTTAGAAGTTGCATTTTCACCTCAAAATGAAATTGATGATGACATAATATCTTCTTTAGGATACTTCAACATTGGAGAATACATTGGTGATCCAAGACAAATATCTTCTTCTGCTACTTCTTATCCTGATCTTGTTAGAATAAGGGACGATTATTTTAAAAAATATTTTGATAATTATGATTTAGTAGATTACATCAGATTAATTAAGTTTTTTGACAATTCATTATTTAAAATGATTAAAGATTTTGTTCCCGCAAGAACAAATCTAAGATCAGGAATTGTTATAAAACCACACATGTTAGAAAGAAATAAATATCCTCAACCACAAGCAAGTTGGAGAGATGAAGTAATAACAGCATCTGTTTATACTCAACAAGTATGGGATCCTGTTACTCAAGACACATATATGTCTTCTTCATTAATAGAAAAAATATATGGTAGTACAGGTGGAACATTTAATGAATTTAATGGTCTAGATACTTCTCCTTATGGTATTAATACTTTAGGATTATCAAACAGATTCTTTTTAACACAATCCTGGTATGAAACAACAATAGGCCCTTCAGGTTCTACCCAATTATTACATGATGATCAAAGTGAATTTTATAATGGAGAATTACAAGGAACAATTATTGAAGCATCAAATGGAGAATTAAATGAAGCTAATGTTTTTAAACATCCTAACACATTAGATATACCTTACTATGATTTAACATTTTATATAAGTACTATAACCTCAGAAACAGAATTTACAAATCCTTTAACTTCACCAAATCAAGGAGAAATGTATTTATGGTATGATTCAGGTAGTATAATAAGAGATTCATTTAGTGGAAGAAAATAATATAAAAATATAATGGGAACATCACAAGCAAACCAAGGTGTAGGTTACGGGCAAATAAAAGCTGACGGAGTTAGATACATAAAAATCAATAAAGCTGATGGTAATGGTGTTGATAGATCATCATATTTAAATCAACTTGAACAGTTAACCATTAAATATACAGATATTGGTACAAAAACATATCAAATTGTTAATATTCAAGAACAACCAACCTCTTATCTATACTCAGTATATCCATTTGTTGTTCAACCTTCAGGAGCAAATGATTCTGTAAATTATACAGTATTAGATTATAGTTTTTTAGCAACAAAAATTAGTCCTGGAGTTAACTCTGGAAAACCCACATTTTCAAATATAATAACATCATATAATAGTGTAACAGGTAATACTTTAGGATATTTTACCGGCTCTTCAGGTACATACATAGCGGGAAATACACCTAATGTTATACTAAAAGTCCAAGTAAGTGGAAGTGGAACAGGAAATGCAGGAGGAGATCTTCAATTTTGGGTTGTTAGAAACCCTTTTTCAGAAGATAGGGTAGAATTTACATTAGCTTCTAGTTATAGTGGTGGAACTTTTAATAAAACGTATTATTTTAGTTCTTCTTTTAATATTATAGAAACTGATCAATTTGGATTTCTTTTATTTAAAACTGGGGGAACAATAACTGTAAATGAAGTACATTTTAGTATGTCTATACATCAAGCTAATGTTAATTCTCCTAGTACTCCTCTTCCTTTAATAGTATTTGAACCTGATTTTATTGATTTTACGTATAATGATTATAATGTAGTATTAGGAAATGCGGATGGTAATAATACTTCAAATACGTATTTAGAAATAGATTATGTTCCTAATTCTTTAACACCTATAAATTTTGCTCAAATTATAGATGGAGTAGCAGTTCCTGCTCAAATTCAAGATTCTAATTATGCTTCAAAATCTTGGTCTAATATTCGTTATAATGGATCAAGACAAAGTGCTTATGATTTTAATAAACCTTTTATTAATCCTAATCAAACTTAATAAAGTTATATTTTATGGTAGATAATTATACATACGACTCACTTAATGATCCTGGTTATTACACGGGAGACTTATCAACTACTTCTATAGTAGACCAAAAAGACACATATATGGCGTTTTGTGCTGCTGTTGGAGGACGCAATGAACCCGAAATTATAAAATCACAAAAATACGAAATAACCACTTTAATAGATGAAAATGGAGAAATTTATACTCCAAATGATACTGATATAGTATCTACTTCTATTATAAAAAATGTTTTTGGCCGTGGAAAAAGAACCGAAATCAGAGTAATTTCAAACCCAGGTAACGCAAACCTTAATTATCCAGGATATAAAGGTACTCACACCAGTCAAGGAGTAGGATATTTTCAAAACATACTAGTAACTACTTATGGTACAGGAGCAGGAGACTGGGCACAAACAATGAGTTTTGCTAATGCCATATCTCAAGACTTTGTAGCAGAAAATCTTAATGCAAAATGGGGAACAAATACTGGTTTTCCTGCAAATGCTGGTGTTACTTTATCAAGAGTTACTTGGCAAAGTGCTAGTTATATGTTTTCTCGTGGATTAACAGATATGCCTAATTTTCAAACTGGAGGACTAGATAGTTATAAATTAATAAATTATAGTACAGATACAGCTAATACTAGGTTTAAAGTAAAAGTAAAAATGCCTTTTAGTAAAAGAATATATAGGAGTGATAGTGGAACCTATTTAGTTGCTGATACTTATCCTCTTATTCAACCTATTAATATTCAATGGAGAGTAAGAAATTTAACCACAAACACTGTTTTATATACTTCCCCATATAGCCAAGTTTTCTACCCAGGAGATGGTGCTGCGTATCAAGGAGTAGAAGGAGAATCTTCATATTTTGATATGAATCAAAATGATACATTTCAAATTGAATGGAGATATAATACTACTCTTCCTAATTCTTCTCTTTTTCCCTCTATTTATCAAATTGTTCCATTTTTTGATTTAAGATCATCATCAACTGAATGTTATTATCAATTCATTCCTGAAAACCCAGCAGCATCTGTAGTAGGACAAATTACTTATATTAATGGTCAAAATTCATGGTTTGCCCCTTATATAAAAGATGTTTGGACTATTACTGGTTCTATTCAAAGTACAGATCCTGATACTGGTGATCCATTTGGTTACAATGCTGGTTCTTCACTTTTATTTTGGTCACCTACTGCTTCTGCTAATGCATTTAGTAGTTATCCTCAACAATTACCTGCTGCATCTGAAACTTTTGGTTTTGGAGGAGTAGAAGTACTTCCATTTAATCAAATAAGAGCTGGAGACTTTATACGATTTGGTTATTGGAAACCAGATCTTGAATCAGCTGTTCATTTTATTGAAAAAAAGTATATAAATGGCCTTAATTTTGGATTATTAGTCACACCAGCAGTAACAACTACAGGAACTCCTCTTGGTGGACTTCCTGCACTAGTAGGAACAGGAAGTCAATACCCTTCAGGATCAATTAATAATTTTAATATTTACAGAATAGATGAAAATAATAATACTTCAACAGTAAATTTATACATAAATGAACTTTATCCTGCTAGAGGTCCTTTTAGTTATTTAAATCCACTTCCTGGAGGAAATGGAGTACCTCCATCTGTAATTTTGTTTCCTGAAAATGCTTCTCAAAAACTAAAAGATAATTATAATTCAATAATTAAAAGACTTACGGCAGAAGGTATAGTATACTAATATTTATAATAAAAATAATATAAAATGGGATTTCTTAACAACTCAGTAGTCACAGTTGATGCTATTTTAACTCGCAAAGGTAGAGAGTTATTAGCCAAAAATGATGGTTCATTTCGTATAACACAATTTGCTTTAGCAGATGATGAAATTGATTATACACTTTATAATCCAACCCACCCATCAGGTTCTGCTTATTATGGACAAGCAATTGATAATATGCCTTTATTAGAAGCATTTCCAGATGAAACACAGGTAATGAAATATTTGTTAACAACTTTACCTAGAGGTACTTCTAAACTTCCAATTTTAGCTTTAGGTCAAGCATCTGTTACCTTAAAACAAGGTGAATCTAAAACTATTACTCCTCAAACTTTAAATTACTTAGGAGGACTTAACACATTTGAATCATCAGGTTATAATGCTATAGTAGCAGACGTAAGATTATTAAACACATTTACTGGTACAGGTATTAATACAACTCAAGCAACCGCTTTAAATTCAACAACAACTATAGGAACAAATGTTTCTAAAACGGTTGTAGGAACATCAATAAGTTTTACAGCAACAACTGTTAATGTTTTATTCCCAACAGGAGTAACTCAAATTTCTACTACTTTAACTGTTATTGGTAGAGACAGTGGTGCTCGAATAACTATACCTCTTATTGTAACTAAATCTTAATTTAAAAAATAAATAAATGGCTTATAAAAGATTAGACCCAGAAGATTTTGTAGTTAGTGCAGATAGCATAACTGCTCCATGTTGGTCAGACAATATTCCTACTTTATCTAACTTATATACATCTTCAATACAAGAAGCAGGAAGTACAGGTACATATTATTTAAATGTATACCAAACAGAATCCAATAATTCACAAGCAGAAATCCAGTTTAACATAGCATATGGTGATGAAACAGGAGGTGGATCTTTATTATACCAAGCTGGTATAAGTGGTTTATCCCCAACTAGAACTATTTATGGACAATTTAGAAATTTAATATACCCCGATGCTGAGGATGCAAGTTTTATATTTAGTACTATAACAAGTTCTTATTTTTATGCTTTAACAGTAGAAAGAGCTAGATCAAAACAATCACTTTTCCCGGGTAGTTTAAATTTAACTTTATACAGTGCTTCCAGTCAAATCCAGCTTACTGATAATAGTAATGACTTAACAGTTGTCCCATTTGTTGGTAATTTAAGAATGTACCAAATAGTTTCAGGTAGTAATGGTAATGCTATTACTTTAGCTAATAGTGCTCCTAGTGCAACTGCTGCTGGAATGACAAGTCAAGGATCATACGGTTTATTTTTCCCAGACATTAGTACTATTATTTTAAATGGAGCAGCACTTGATTTAACATTTGCTAATGGTGGTATTAATTTAGCAACAACTAGATCATCTAATGTTGATGCTAATAATAATTCAAGATTATTTAGTAGAATAACAAGTGGTAGTAATAATAATAGTTCATTTGGTCTTAATAGTCAAGAAACAATAACCTCAGACTTTGTATTCTGCAGAGCCCGAAACGCAGAATTTAACTACTCAGAAAATCCAAGTTTTATATCTGGTAGTACTGGTACAATTTTATATGATGTATTTATTAATAATCCTCAAACATATGTTACAACTATAGGATTATACAATGATACAAATGAATTGTTAGCTGTAGCTAAATTGTCAAAACCACTTAAAAAAGATTTTACTAAAGAAACTTTAGTAAGAGTTAAGTTAGATTTTTGATGAATGAGCGCCTTCAAATCTCTCACATCACAGGATGTTATTATAACACCCTTTGTAGTTAACAAAAGTTTTACTTTTGAAGGAAGTGCTTCTTTTGTTAATTCTAATGTTTTTATAGAAAGACTTTTAGGCAAAAACATTACTGGTTCTTTTAATGTTTTAACTGAACCAACTACTGGCACTACAGGATCAAATGGGTATTCATCTTCTTATTACCAAAGAAACATATACAATAGTATTAAACAACTATACTATTCAAATGAATTGCCTAATCCTGAAGGAACATATATTGTAACAGATTATAATAATAACATAGTTGAAAGTAATTTAACAACTAATGTTCATAGTAGATTTGATAATTATCTTCAAACTACACTATCACAATCAAGATTTTTTCCTACTGCTTCTAACACAGAAATATATGTGTTATCTATTCCTTCTCAATTATTTGGTGATTACATAAACCCAAATTCATTTAGTTTAACAGTAAAAAATCCTGCTTCTCCGTCTACAACAGTTACATATTATGATGATGGAGAAGGATCTATATACAAATCAGGTTCATCTGATTTTAGAGGAGTTATTACATACCAACATGGTTTAATAGCATTTACTCAACCTGGAGCAGATAGTGCTATGAGTTACTTTTTTGGTTCCCAAGTGAGTTGTAGTTTTCAAAGTGCAAGAACCATTTACGAAACCCAAGTTAAATGTACTATTAGAGAAAATGAATTTAATTATTCACTAAATGCGAGCCTAATTTCAGGTAGTACACAAGACGGATACGTATATAATTTTGTTACAGGTTCTTCAGGTTTTTCTCCATATGTAACAACAGTAGGTTTGTATAATGAAGCACAAGAGTTATTAGCAGTAGCAAAACTTGCTCAACCTCTTCCTACTAGTAGAACAACAGACATGTCAATTTTAGTAAACATCGATAGATAAAAATATGAGTAATTGGTTGTATCAAAACAAAGTTATAGATAAAATAGAAGATTTTCCTGAAGGGTGTTTTGGTTTTGTTTACAAAATTACTAACCTCCAGACTAACCAATTTTACATTGGTAAAAAGTTTTTAACCCATAAAAAAACTAAAAAATTAGGAAAAAAAGCATTATTAACACAAACAGGCCCTGGTCGTAAAAAAACAAAAGAAATTACATTTTCTGAAAGTGACTGGAAAACATATTGGGGTAGTTGTAAACCTTTATTAGAAGATGTTAAAACTTTAGGTGAACATTTATTTTATAAAGAAATACTTGAATTTGCCTTTACATCAAAACACTTATCTTATTTAGAGGCTAAACACCAATTTGTTACTAATTGTCTAGAAATAAATAGCTATAACGATAACATACAAGCTCGTTATTATCGTAAAGATTTGCCCTAAGTTTTATTATTATATTTATAATAAAATTAAATAAAAATATTTAAAGTTAAACTTGAGAAACTAAGTTTTCTTTGTTATATTATGATTATGTTCAATATTTATAATTAATGGATAAAAAAACTAATATATATTACTTACATAATGGTGACAATGTTCCTTTTTATATAGGAAAAACAGTTCAAAAACCATCAAAACGATTAAATAATCATAAAAAAGTTTTTGGAAATAATACATTATTAGAAGTTATAAATATAGTTGAAAATAATAATTGGTTATTTTGGGAAAAACATTATATTTCTTTATTTAAATTTTGGGGTTTTAATCTAAAAAATAAAAATGAAGGTGGAGGAGGATGTATAACTCATGAAGTATCAAAATCTGCTAGAGAAAAAATAAGTAAAACTCATAAAAATCTTAAAAAACCATTTACTGAGTCTCATAAAATAAACCATAAAAATTCTTATAAGAACAGAAATGTAACTTGGGGAGATAAAATATCAGAAAGATTAAAAGGCAGAAAAATAACATGGGAACAAGGAAATGTAGGAAAACCATCTTCACCAATTAACCAGTATGATTTAGAAGGAAATTTTATTAAAAAATGGGATAATATAAAAGATCCTTCTTTAATTTATAAATGTTATATAAGTGGTTGTCTTAAAGGAAGGCAAAAAACAGCTGGAGGTTATATTTGGGAATATGCAAATAAATGAATCATTAGTAGCGCTAGTTAATTCAGTTTTAGGAACAGGTAAATCTGCTGCTAGGGGAAATAAATCATATACCTGTCCAAAATGTAATCATCATAAACCTAAATTAGAAATTAATTTTGATATTACATCTTCCCATTATCAAAAATTTGCTTGTTGGGTTTGTGGTTTTAAGGGTAAAAAAATCATTCAGCTATTTAAACAAACCCAAGCATCTCCAGAGGTACTTTTAAAGTTAAAATCTATTGTTAAAACAGAAATCTCCGATAGAGAATATGCTGTTACAGAAACAGTTACTTTACCTAAAGAATTCATTTCATTATCTGCTATTACTCCAAATAATCTTATTGGAAGACGCGCTTTAGCTTACCTAAAACGCCGTGGTATTACTAAACAAGACATTTTAAAATACCAAATCGGATACTGTGAAGATGGACCATACTCTAATATGATTGTTATACCTTCATATGATGAAAAAGGAGTATTAAACTATTTTACTTCTAGAGGATTTGAAGAATTTTCTAGATCAAAGTATAAAAACCCAAACGTATCCCGAAACATTGTTCCATTTGAATTTTTTATAAACTGGAATGTTCCTATCATTTTATGTGAAGGCCCATTTGATATGATGGCTATTAAACGTAATGTAATACCATTACTAGGCAAAAACATCCAGGACAAGCTAAAGAAAAAACTCGTTACTTCACAAGTACAAAAAATATATATAGCATTGGATAAAGACGCAATTAAACAAGCTTTATCTTTTTGCGAAGAATTATTAAATGAGGGTAAAGAGGTTTATTTAGTAGAATTACAAGACAAAGACCCAAGTGAAATGGGATTTGAAAATTTTACTAAACTAATTCAAACCACTCAACCCCTAACATTCTCAAACCTATTTGAGAAAAAATTAACCTTAGTATGAGTACAATTAAACATTCCTATGATCGAATTTTAGAAATATCTGACGACCATAAACAAATCACATTACCAGATTCTCGTTTTTATAGGAGAAATGGTAATTATTATCCATCTGTTACTTACATTTTAAGTTATTACCCTAAAGGTAAGTTTTTTGAAGATTGGCTTAAAAAAGTAGGATATGCTTCAGAATACATTGTTAAAAAAGCAGCTGAAGAAGGAACACAAGTTCATGAAATGATTGAAGAGTATTTAAATGGTGAAGAATTACAGTTCTTAAACAAATTTGGAACACCACAATATAATCCTGATGTGTGGCAAATGTTTTTACGTTTTGTAGAATTTTGGGAAACCCATAAACCTAAACTTATAGAAACTGAAGTACACCTATTTTCAGATGAATTAAAAGTAGCTGGTACTTGTGACATGGTTTGTGAGATAAATGATGAATTATGGGTTATAGATTTTAAAACATCCAACCAAATCCAAACTACATATGAGTTACAAACAGCTGTTTATTCACAGTGTTATAAAGAGTGTTATGGAAAAGATGCTCAACGCAACGGGATACTGTGGTTAAAATCATCTAAGCGTGGTTCTAAAAAAGATAAAATGCAAGGTAAAGGATGGGAAATAGTTGAACCGGAACGTACATTTGAGGAAAATATTGAAATATTTAAAACTATACGTAAGTTGTTTGATTTAGAAAATCCAACATCTTCTCCTTCATTTGAGTCGTTTCGAACAACTGCAAAACGGGAAGACATTTAATATTTATAATAAGAGACTTGGTTTAGTCAAGTTTTGTTATTATATTTATACGAATGATCAAACTAACAGATTTATTAAGAGAAGTTATAAATAACCCAAAAGCCATAATCATGGCTGGCGGTGCATCAGTTGGTAAATCAACAGTACTAAAATCGTTACAACCCGTATTAAAAGGATTTGTAGACTTAAATGCTGACAAATATGTTGAAGATAAAGATTCTCCAATGTATGGTAATTTATCTGCTGCCTCTGTTCAAATAAAAAAAACGGATTTACCTAACACTATTGACAACCAACAAAATCTTATTTACGACACTACAGCTTCTAATTTATCAACCCTTCAACCTACATTAGACATGTTAAATGATAAAGGGTATGAAATAATGATGATAATGGTTTATGCTCACCCCATAGTATCATTTTTAAGAAACTATAAACGTGAACGTAAAGTACCAGCAGTTGGTGTTTTAGGAACATGGGTTAATGTTTATAATTTATTAGAAGAATATAAAAATATATTTGGTGATAATTTTGTATTAGTACATACACCTGCTAGTTCCGAAGAACAAACAGAAATAGATAATTTTGAATCTGCTTATCAACAGGGTACTTTAAAAGAATACTTCTCAGATCTATTATCTTCAGGTCAATTTCAATCAACCTTTAGAAAAAGTGATGTTGGTTTATCACCTGAAGAATTAGAAAAACGAGAAAAAGACAGAGCCAAAACTAAAATTGTTTTAGAAAAAAACATAGATAAAATAGCTGATACATACGAAAATATCCAATCAAATTTAACCCCAGTTGATATGAAAGAATTGCCTAACATTGTTAAAAATTTTGTTAGATGAAATCATTAGTAAAATCACTTATAACACCGTTTTTAGCAGAAGTTGATATTCCTGTTCCAACTAAAACAATAGGTGTATTTGGAGGTGGGTTTCAACCACCAACAAAAGGCCATTTTGAAGTTGTTAAAAAAGCATTAGAATACCCTAACATAAACGAATTTAACATTTATGTTGGTACAGGTGGAGGCAGATCAGAAACAATTACCCAAGAACAATCAGTGGCAATTTGGAATATATATAAAAATTATTTACCTAGTATAGTAAATATTATTCCAACAGATAATCCAATTACTTCAATTTATTCTTTAGCTAAAAATGAACCTGACACTCAAATCAAATGGTTTTTAGGGTCACGTGAAGGTAAAGAAGAAGATTTTGCTGATTTTGAAAAACGTACCAAATCTGCTTTAGGCAAAACAAATATTGAACCCATCAACATTATAACTTCAGATGGTATTAGTGGTACTAAAGCTAGAGCAGTATTAGACGATAAAGAAAAATTATTTGCTTATTTGCCTGACATTGAAGAAACAGATAAAGAACAAATATACTCTATTCTACACCCAGTAGAAGAAGGAGAAGAAATAACAAATTTTCTTGAAGAAAAAATTCAAGGTGATAGTATAGTTTGTGATAATTGTGGTTGGACATGGAAAATAGAGGATGGCGGAAACGATTTATTTATTTGTCACAAATGTGGACATGATAATACTCCTAAAAAAGAAACAACTAATTTCTTTGAACCATTACAAAACCAAGACATAGACATTAAAATATCTTCAGAACCTACTAGAGTTGACTATTATAAAGACCATATTAAAAATGTAGTACCATCTGATTTTAAAGTTGAAAAACATAAAGATAAAATAGTAGTTTCTAACATTTCTAAACCAGGACTAGAACATAACCCTGAATTTAAAGATAAATTAGTATCATTAACATTGTCTATGATAGATAATGGTATAAACATTGAACCGTTACCCGATTTAGTTTTTATAGAAGATGATAAGAAAAATGCAAACAACATATTAGGACGTACTGCTCATTATGACCCTAATAATAAATGTATTACTTTATACACTTATGGTCGTCATCCTAAAGACATATTACGTTCATACGCTCATGAAATGATTCATCACATGCAAAATCTTGAGGGTAGAATTCATGGTATTGAAGGACAAAACATAAATGAAGATGAATATCTAAAAGAATTAGAATTAGAAGCATATAGTAAAGGCAATATGTGTTTTAGAGGATGGGAAAATTCACTTAAAGAAAATATTAATGAATGGATTATTGATATTCCAAAATTTAATCAACCTAAAACATTTATAGATAATTTACGTGAATCTTTAAATGAAATTGTTTTGTCTAAAGAAAATGCAGTTGATATAGAGGGAAGTTTAACCGATGGACAATTTGTAGTAGGAGACCAAAAATATATTTATAAAATTAAAGAATTTCCAACACCTCCATATTACGACCCAGGTGTATTCTACAATATAGAATTTTATCCTGAAGGAAACATAAGTTCAGAACCGCAAGGAGGAAAAGAAAATTATGTAAAAATATTATCTACTATGTATAAAATAATAGTAGATTTTACTGAACAAGAAAAACCAAAATACATAGGTATTGCTTCTCTTGATAATGAAGGAAGCAAAAGTTACCATACAGTATATGCTAATTTAACAGACAATAAATTTAACAGAATACCTGGATACTTTAGAAAAGATGTATCTTTAAAATTTGATGGGCCTAGGGGAAAAGGAAAAATGATAGTACTAAAAAGAAAAGATGATTAAATTAACTGATTTATTAAAAGAAGTAGAAGATCAAAAATATACTATCTATTGTGACATGGATGGAGTATTAGTAGACTTTGATAAGGGTTATAAGGATTTAACAGGAATGTCTACTAAAAAAGCTAATACGTATCCTAAAATGTTTTTTTGGAGATTTTTTAGAAAGAAATTAAAAGAAAAAAAAATGGATGAAAAAGATTTTTGGGCTAATTTAGAATCTTATCCTGGAAAAGAAGAATTATGGTCCTATATATCACCATACAAACCAAATATACTTTCATCCCCATCAATAGACTTTAAACTCCCTCCAAATCAACAACTTGACCCAGAGTATAATGAAGCTATTCAGGGTAAAAAAGCATGGATTTCAAATAATTTAAATAATGTAAATAAAGAAATTTTTGTTCCTGCCTCTCAAAAACAACAATTTTCTGGCGAAAATAAAATACTTATAGACGATAGAGAAGACAATATAGAACAATGGAAAAGTAAGGGAGGAATAGGTATCCTTCACACTTCTGCTTCTGACACAATTAAACAATTAAAAGAATTAAAATTATGAAAAAATCACAATTACAACAGATTATTAAAGAAGAAATTCAAAAAGTATTAAATGAAAACAAAGCTAATGATTTAAAAAATTTTATTAAAACAAATAAAGAAGAAGTAATAAACCAATTAAATCAAAGAGAAAAAAAGAACAAAGACGCTAAAACCATTGATTTTAACATAATATATACTAAAGGAGACAAGGTTTATGCGGAGAGAGATTATCTTCCTATTGGAGAAACAAATAAAGAAAATACAAGTCTAGATGAAATATCATTTAGTAAAACTACAGGTAAATACGAAATAACAGTATATGGACAAATATTGAAATATTCAATATATAATATATAAATACTAATACAAGATTAGAAAAATTAGGATTATGAATAAATATAGTTTAGTAAAATTAATGGAGAATGAAGAAGATGGAACATCTAAAAGATTAATTCTTAAAAAAAATTTATTATTAATACCTAAAACAAAAACAGCAGAAGAATTTTTAAAAATTATTAATGATCCTAAAAATACAAAAGGAGTATTTGTAAAAATCAATACTGATTTATATAATGGGTATTTTGGTCCTCCTGGTCCTCCAAATGTAAAACAAAAATTAGAAAGAGAAAGAGGAGAACCATTTCCTCCTAAAACCTCAGATAATATAGAAAAATTCAAAACTGGTTCAAAAGATTTAGGAGCCCAAATACAAGGAAAAAATATTATTTTTACTACTAATGAATTTACTACTATTAATTCTATTAAAGGAGATTTAGAAAAAATACTTAAAAATGCTAATTTAGAAAAAGGAACAGATTATACTTTATTAGAAAAAGAAGCCATATAATATGCCAGAAAATGTTCTAAAAAAAGAGTTCCAACAAAAGGACGTACAACGCCTCCGTAACCTAATGACAGGTAAATATGGTGAAAAAACCATTGTTGGAACAGGTTATACTAAACAACAAGAATTTCATGAAGAAGGTGAAATTTGGGAAGAAGATGGAAGACAATGGACCATCAAAAATGGTATCAAACAAAACATTACTAAACTGGATAAAGCAAAAGAATCAATCCATTTACCAATGTTTTGTCCTTGTTGTAGTAATTTAATGAAACCCCACCTTGATAAACGTTTTTATTTACAATATAAAAGGTGTTTTAATTGTCAGGTTGATTTTGAAACCGAATTAAAAATTAAAGGTTTATGGAACGATTATGAAAAACATATCATCAATTCAGACATTGATGGTATAACACAAGAATTTAATATATGGATGGACGAAGAAATAAACGAGTCTAATACATCATACATTACAGAAGCTGGAGACGTAGAACGTTGGGTAGGTTCTTCAAAACAAAAACTGTTAGAAAGTAAAGAAGAAACAATTAAATACTTACAAAGTTTAAAAAAATAAACCATATTTATTATAAAAATATATGGAATTTTCTAAGTTTATATCTTACCTATTTCATTCAAGAACCCAAACCCACATATTTCATTTACAAACACCTTCATTCGCCGAGCATATTGCTTTACAAGCATACTATGAAGGAATTGTTCCTTTAATTGATGGTTTAGTAGAATCATATCAGGGTAAAAACGGTATAATTAATGATTATACCAATTTTAATTTACAACAATACCAAGGTAAAGACCAAGTAATAGCATACTTGGATATGTTGTGTAAAGCAGCATACCAAGTGAGAGAAACAATTGAAGATAGTTACTTGCAGAACCAAATTGATACTATAACTGAATTAATTAAATCAACTATTTACAAACTAACATACTTACAATAACATGGCATACAAATACAAATTAGTAAAAGAATTAGGGCCTCAAGACTTTGAAAAAGAAGAAGGTTATTATAAGGATCCTAAAACCGGAGAAATCAAACAAGGTTCTTTACAAACATCTTTAAATGCAAGAATGAAATCTATGTTTGGTGAACCTAACCCTAATAAAGTTAAAAACACTTTTAAATCACCTGAAGAACAAGGTAAAGAAAAATTAACCCAAGAAGTTTTACGTAGACTTAAAAACCGTTAATATTTATCACAAATCATTAATAATGGAAAACAAATTACGTATCCTAATAAATCAACTTGTTAAAGAAGAGTTATCGATTTTTGAAAAAAAACTTAAAAAAGACGAAGAACCTCCTGTTGACGACGTTGAATTAGACCTTAGTGCTTCTGAAGAAACACCTGCTGAAGCTCCTTCTACCGATATGCCTTCAGTTGAGCCAAGCATGGACATGGGAGGTGGAGAATCAGTTGAAAAACGTATTGGGCAACACTTACAACAAGCATTAGACGCTGCTCGTGAAATGCCTGAAAGTGAAAATAAAAATAAATTGATAAGACAAATTGGAAACACAGCTTTATTCTTCCTGAAAACCCAAATTCCGGTTGATGGAGGACAAGCTTAATATTAACTAAATAAATTAAATCTATGAACAGTCAAGAGTTATTTGAACAAATGCAAGGTTTATGGGAAGAGTTTACAACTGAACATGCCAAAGCTTCTAAAGCAGCTCATAATAGAGCTCGCAAAGCAGCTGGCAATTTAAAAAAGTTGGTAACTGAGTACCGTAAAGCATCGGTTGCTGAAGACAAAGCAAAGTAACCAAAAACAACAATAAGTTATAAGGGGGTAAAACCCCTTATTCTTATTAAAAACACTTAATATGCCCTACGAAAGAAAAGGAAAATGCATATACAATAAAAAAACAGGCGAAAAAAAAGGCTGTTCATCCTCTGTGGGAAAAGCAAAATCTCATATGAGGGCTTTGTATGCTGCTGAAAAGGGTAGTATTAAAGAAGAAACAAGTAAAATTACACAAGCAATTCTAGACAGAGCAGAAGACATTTACCAGGCTATGAAAGCCTCTTCTGGTAGAAAAGCTGTAAAAAAATATGGAGCGGATGCTGAAGATGTGTTACGTGGTAGAGCAATGAACATAGCTAAAAAACAAGTCAAAATGAAAAACACAGACAGACTAAAAGAAATTATTAAAGATGCTTTAAGTGAGAAAAAAAATAAAAAATTTCCTGATTTAACAGGTGATGGTAAAGTAACTAAAGCTGATATTTTAAAGGGAAGAGGCGTTGAGTTAAAAGAAGAAGAACTTGATTATGAAGGTGAAATGGCTAAATCTGAACTTCTTCGCATCATGCAAAATGCTCAAATGTTAATGTCTTCACTTGATGATGATACACAATTAGAAGCATGGGTACAAAGCAAAATTACTAAAGCAGCTGATTACTTAAATTCAGTAACCCAATACTTAACATATCAAAATACAAAACAAGGCCCTGTTGATGAAGAGGCCTATTATTTAGACAAATAAAATGGCAAGTAAACAGGAACTTATAGATAAAATTCAAACAATAGCTAAACGTGTTTATTCTTCTAAAATAAAGGATAACACGTTAGGTGTTACTCCTAGTGACGTAAATTTTGATAAAGAAACATTTCCTGTTTTATCAAAGTTTCCAACTCTAAAACAAATTATTATAAATCTTTTAACAAAACAATACGAAGATTTTATTTCTGACATTCATTGGGTTGCTCCTCGTCCTACTACTTTTAAAATCCTTTTAGCAAATGGACAGTATTTTTACTTAATATACACTGAACGTTCATGGATTGCTCAAGTTGAAGGTAAAAAGTACTATATGTTAAACTTAGACGAGGAAGAAAGAGCAGCTGAATCTATTGCTCGCATACTAATGTATGGTAGTAAAAACAAAGAAGAAGAAACACCAGCCGAAGTACCAACAGGAGGAGAAACACCTGCTGACGAAACAGTACCTGAAGCACCCCCAACTGAAGAAACACCTCCAACAGAAGAAGTACCTGAAGAAGTTCCAGCATAATTATGAATATGTTTGACAAATTTTTAAATAGTATTTCTCATAAATTCCCTAAAGGATATCCTGACATGAATAATGAACAGGATATTTTATTGTTAGAAACTTTAATAAATAAAGTGTTAGGTGAAAATGTAAAATTAAATGAAATGGGAATTTTAACTGAAAACGATAATTCATATGATGATTTAATAAAATTATCTTTAAAAGTTAAAACAATCCCAAAATGCCAAACTCCCTTAGTTGTAGGCAAATCATTTTCTTTAACAGGAAAAGACGCTAAAATATGGGCTAGTCTATACTCAATTAAACCTTTAAAAGCAGATGGTACACCAACCGCAGGTTCAGGAAATGGAGAAGTGGCTACATATTGGGCTTATCAACATAATATAAAACCAATAAGTACTCAAGATGGTAGAGGAGGAGACAATCCCGATTTAATTATTAGTGGAATTGGAGTTGAAGTTAAAGCATATGACACTTCAACTATTACTTTAGGTAAATTTAAATCTGATGGAGAAAGTGTAAGTTTATTAAATAGAGTATTTGGAGTTTTAACTTTATTTGGTGAAGAAGATACTAAAGCTAATGCAGGTGGATTTAAACCTCAAGATTTATTAAACAGTTTTACTATAATATCAAGTGTGTATAATAATAAAGAATTAAGATCTTTATCTGTTACTCAACCATTTTTTGTTAAAATAGATAATCTGTATAAAGAATTAGGATTAGAATCTAATCCCACCCCAAAACAAGCTACTGTTGCTTTGTTACGTAAACTTTTATGGAGTAAATTAATTAAAAAACCTAATAAAAATCAAGAAGTAGGATACATTTTAAATGTTGCTCTTAACGGAGCAGGAGAATATACTAAAATTACTAAACAAATAATAGATAGTATACCTGATGATAGTTTTATAAACAACGGAGTTACAGTTAAATCTTCTGAAATACAAATGAATTTTAATCAATTATTCAAATCATGAAACAACGCCTCCTAGAAATAATAAAAAAAGCATTAACAGAACAACCCAAAAAGAAAAAATGCGATTGTGGTTGCACTGAATGTACTAGTGCTCCTTTATTAAACGAATCTAAACAATACAACATGGCTATTTCTGAAAACATGAGATACCATTTAGACAACAAGATTCAAATCCATGACAACATTTTCAGACCAGGCTCAAAATCACACATTGAACTGATTCATGAAGCTCGTTTGTTATGGAAAAAAGAAATTATTGAATTAAAAGAAACTGATAAACATTTATTTGAAAACACAGATTTAGGTCGTTTTGGAATGTATGAAGGTGAGGTGGTTCCACTTGATTATCCAATGATGGAAATTGAAACTTTAACAGAAGCCGAATTAGAAGAAGAAAAAAAACAACCTGCTTTAGGTAAACCAAAACGTGGTGGTTCTAAAAAGTTTTATGTTTATGTTAAAGATCCTAAAACCAAGCGTATTAAAAAAGTATCATTTGGTATGGCAGGTGGTGGATTAAGAGCAAAACTTAATAATCCTAAAGCACGTCAAGCGTTTTCAAAAAGACATGATTGTCCTAATAAAAAAGACAGAACAAAGGCGTCGTACTGGAGTTGTGCATTGCC